CTGCGGAGAGTATTAGTAGAGCTGCTAGAATCAAAATAAAGATACATAGTATCAGAGGATGACATGCCAGAAAAACTTTCTGTTCTCTGGGCAGAAGTAGCATTGCTGAAAACTATAGGCGCGGCAGCAGGGGGAGTAAATCTAAAATTACGAGAGTTTATAGTAAATACTCCCGTTGTAGAATTAAAATTAAAAGGGGCACTAAGATCTCCGCCCTGAGCCACAGATTGTATATTTCCGGTAGAAATAAGAGGACTGCTAATTGCAACATTAGCTATTTCCCAAGCAGATTTTGCTCCTAAAGTATTTACAGTTCTAACTTTTACAGTGTAAGATCCAGCCGCCACATTAGATATAGCAAAAGAGGTTGAGCCTTTAGGAGCCTCTACTGTTGTCATATTTGCAGGGCCTGAACCATTCGGCAAAAGGTCATGCGAAATTTCAAAACGCTCTATAAATCTATAATTTCTTGTGCGAAGAGATCCTGAAGAATCGGTATATGTTTCTGTAGGAGGAGTCCAGCCTATAATACCCTGATAAGCTGAGGTTTGACCCGAGGCAGACGGGTCGCCTATAGGTGACATTTCTAAGGAAACTCCGCTTGGGGGAGGAACAGGCCCGTTCGCCTCTGTAGCCGGTATGTAATCAGTAGTGTATGTTGGAATAGATACATCTATTTCATCAAACTTTAGCTCATCATATTGAGTAGCAGATATAGAGTATTTACCTGCTCCATCCTCTGCTAATCCGGCTACCCTGAAAGTTTTCAAGTTGCTGCTATCAGAGGTGTCTCTAGTTATAGCCCATATATAGTCTTGCAGAGGAGCTTGCGAAAAAGCACCACTTACAGTAATACTGGTAGCTGTTGTGCCTGCATTAGTAATATCTTTAACCTCTACACGACTATTCTTACTGAACTGCACATCTATATGATTACCCGCATTATCAAAGTAGTTTACTGCACTTTCTGCAGTAGGAGGGTTATTTACTAAATCTATAAGATTGTCATCTTCATCCCTAACCTCGGGAAGAAAAGCCCCTCTAGTGTAAGTAGGAGGCGTGCCCCCCGTTCCTATAGTAGCAGAATCTTGCGCTAAGTATACTGAGGCGCCCGGAAAAATAATATGCAGCTTACAGTCAGTTCCTGCTGTATTCCCTGGACCAAAGTCTACTTCCCTATCCAAAGCTATAGTGGAGGTCGTACTACCGGAGGACACTCTTCCAGATGCTTCAATATTTTGATCGTCTTTATCCTGAACATTGATTATATCACCGGGTCTTAAGAAAGAAGCATTTATACCTGTAGTAAATGAAACAATTTCGGTTTCTTTAGTGTCGGTGTAAAGGTGCCACTCGGCTAGTCTAGAAGCCTGGGACTCCGACGTGCAGCCAAAGGCTACAATATCCTGAGGAACTACTTTACCTTGTAATACTATGTTTGCCGTGTCTTCTACAGTAAGAATTGTTTTCTTGTAAAACTCATCAGGATTATTCCATGTAACATTAATTTGGTTAACTCTCGCTCGCTGCCCCGTATAAGTATACTCAAAAATACCCTGCTCTACATTAGCCTTAGTAAAGGTATAAACTGCTTCTTTTGGAGAATCCTGTACTCCTACAATCTTACCATCAATCCAAGCTAACATCCCTCGAAAAGAGCTTGCGAGATCTTTCAGTACTTTGTAACTTTCTTCGATAGTAGATAAGTACACATTGCAGGAGAATCTTGGTTCTTGACCTCCCTTACCGTCAGAAACTAGTTCATCACAATATCTTGCAATTTGATAGAGAGAAAACTTATCTATGTCATCCTCACTGATAAACTGTCCTAACCCATAATCCTTGTCAGTAAGTATATCATAAAAAACCCATGCAGGATTATTGCAATATACTTTGCCAAAATTAACATTTGTAGGAGAAAGACTTTCGTCCCCTCTAAAAGATCCTGTCCATGGAACATAGCTATTAGAATCCGCCCCGGCGCTGGTTCTAGTATATTTTGCCGAGGCTGTGCCTGTCTCTTCGCGAGTTATATAGTTACTAGGGACTTTAATTTTTTTGCCATAAATATGGTAAGACCTGCTGGGAGGGCTTGTAAAATCTTCTGCGGAGTAGCCTACAACTGCATAAGCTGAAGTTGCATAATTAAATTTATTTTCTATAATTGCTTCATAGGAGTCTATGGTTGCATTTAGTACAGCATCATTATCATCACAGTAGTCTTTAACGCCTTCAGGACTCAATCTCCTAACTTCTAGGCTCCACGAACTAAAGGGTTGGTATTTCTTAATGTCGACATCATATGTTGCTATAAACGCAGGGTTATTTCCTTTTTTCTGAATTAATCCAGTATTTCCGCCATTTGCTACACGCCCTCCCCCTGGATACTTATATAGAGATAACCCTACGCCTCTAGTATTACTGTTAGCTACAGTAGAGGACCAATTAGGGACACTTTGCAAAAAATCACTTCCCCCATAGTCTCTCCCGTGAACTAATACAGAGGTAGCTGAAGAAGCACCTTCTGTGGTATACTTAAATACTACTTGAAACTCTGCATAAGCAGTTACATCTTTTCCCTTTGAATCTATATGTCGTAGTCCGCCAGGAAATTTAATATTTACTTTTAGTCTATCTATTTCGCTTGCAGTGTACTGCCCCAAGGAAATATTTGAGGATACTAATGCTCCAGCGGCAGGGCTTTGTGTGCCCTGTCCAGACGGGGCATTTACTGCATTAACAAGTTTTAGAGGCTGGTTAACTTGATATACAAAACCCGCATTTTGAGAACTGCCTACTGAACTCTCGTACTCCTCACCAAATCGAGTACCTCGAAAAAACGAAGTTTTAACATTATCATACGCTAAATTTTTGCCGGAGTTTTGTATATTGTATATATTGTCGACAGAAGCCGAAGATACTCGTACTATTCCGCCACTAATGCTTGTGGGAACACTGGATACAAGGGTTGCGGCTCCATTGTTAGTAATAGACGATATTTTTATAACTTCATCAATAGTTATGGTAGTACCGTTTGCAACACTAGTCAGAGGAGGGGGCCATATTAGAGCATTAGTAGATGAGTTTATAGTTCTTACAATACCTCGGTATTCAGTTCCATCAGGGCCTGCTCCAGGAATACGAACAAAGTATCCTGCGGACGATAAAACACTAGCACTTCCACCTCTAGGATCCAAAGTGTGTTTTGATTGAAACAATGCGGAGCTCACATTAACTCTTGAAAGACCTCTAGGGAGCGCTCCTGCAAGGGTGGAACTTCCGCCACCCCCTTTTATTTCTAAATACCTATCTCCGTCATTTAAATCTATATTTGCAAATAAGCTTCCCGCGCCCGTAACGGAAGTACCAGAAATATTTGCAGTAGAAGCCCTGCCTGTGATATTGCTGTTTGCATCATCAAGAAGAGCAGTGCCATTTAGATATACACTAGCTTGCCCATTAACTAGGCCTCCTATTTCACCACACGCAATTAAGTCTACAATACTAGCGTGTTGATTTTCATATATTGCTGGCATAATTAAAGACCCACCTGTATAAATGTCCATTGAGACCCTGTGTCAATATTTCTCGAATACTCCGAAGCTCCTGTGTAGGATACACTTATAGGCATGCCTCCTACTATAAGCTCTCCATACGCTACCGGAACGGGGAGGCCTTGGGTTATCGTATTTTGTGGACCATTAAATAAATAAGAAGGATCTGTGCCTTCGTCTGTTTGAGGTCCCGGAGCTAGTAGTTGGGTTATCCCAGCGATTGCTAAGTTAAGTGCAAGCATGGTTGCCGACACCGTAGCATAGGCGGCAAATCCTGCTGTACCCGAAGCAATTGCTTGCATAGATGCAGCCAGAGTTGGCCCTGTTCCCGGTAGAAGAATAACCGTTATTATCGCTAGTGCTGCTAAAATCTTAGATCCTGCACTTTTAGATCCTGCAGGAACTTCAGTAATAATTATATCCTCATTATTTAAAGATAAAAATAACTCATCTGGCTTCTCTAAAAACTCCTCGCCTCTTTGTATTTCAAACCCAACTCCTGCTTCTGCTGCATCCACTAAGTATTTTCTAAACCCAGGAGTCTGACACTCTATTAGTTTAAAAATATCTCTAATATTAGAGCACTCGGCCTCCCAATGTGGACCAAATTTTTCTATTCCTCCAACTAAATAAACTGATTGCATCTTACTATCCTATGTAAATGTATACCCCATCCTGAGTGTAAAGACTCTCTGCAAGAAAGCCTATTAACAGCATGGTGTAAAAACATATCTTCTCCTATATATACTCCACAATGGTTGGGTACATTTGAAAATACTTTAAAAATTAGCGCGTCTCCTATCTTAGGAGAATCCACTTCTGTAAATCCGTACGACTCAAATAAGTCATCAAAATAATTAAAACCTTTTTCCCACCAGTCGTCTTCAAATACAGTTTTTGGCAACTCAATATTATACGTTTCGCTATAATAGTCCCTAACTAGAGAGTAGCAATCATACTTTCCAAATAAATAGTCTCTTCCTAACAAGGGATGTCTTATCTTGGGCGGTGTGTATACAAATTTATCTACATCAGGTAAAGAGTATATAATATAAGGTATCTCCAAAAAGTCACTGGCTTTTATATCAGATTCGCTAGGCTCACAAGAAGCGTCGGGATGACTATGTACTATAGCTTGCACATCTCCTAGTAAAGCTGCTTTTGCGTAATCCTTTGGAGAAATTACAAAATCTTCTTTAGGATTTTCCGCAATATTCTCACAGTGCCTCCAGACTAGCTTACCTCTTTTATTCAGTAATAATCCACAACCCTCATTTGGGTAGTCATTAAATAAATCTTGTACTATTTCTTTATCTACGTTGTCTGGCACCTGGAAATCCTCCAAAAGGTAATGCTATGTTTGCTTCAGTAGTGTCTATTCCCCCAGTTACACTACTATGCTCTCGTGCGTTGAATCTAAGAGAGCAGGACTTTATTTTCTTTCCACATATATCACCTTCTGTCCAATATATACCTTCTTTAATAGTATCATGGCTGCCCCCAGTTTGTGTGAACTTATTGACTTGCCAAAGTTTTCCTGAAGATAAAATATAGTTACTATATCTACTATCCTTGTACGAATAATAAGTAGTTGATGATGAATAGTTAGAGTATACTCGTACTCGTCTCCAACTAGCACTTGCATCATTAGGAGAAGTAGAAGTGGCTGAAAGTGCTTGCCAATACGCCGTAACAGTTTGATTACTAGAAGATGTTTTTGTTACTTGTACTTGAGTTTCATTAGTAATGTAGTAAGCTCCCTCAGTCGAGGTACCAGAGAATACAGACATACCGCTAAATATAGAGGCAGGTACAATATACTCATCAAATTTATTCATAAAAATTTTGTCTACATCTGTAGCAATTAATTTTTGATCCCAGGTACAGCCTCCTATCTTGTCTTGCGTTTGAACAGCGGAAGAAGCGCCTCTATATTTAAAAGGGCAAGCGCCTCCAATAATTACCCTTCTAGGAAGCGTAATGCCAGCTAGGTCAAAGGGGGCTGCTAGTTCAAAAGTGACAACAATAGCTGTTTTCGACTTTATTCTATCTATTACGTAAGTTGCTTTCGGAAATTCTACTGGGGCATTTCCTGACCCAGAGTCACCAGTACCCCCAACTAAATATTTCTCTAAAGTTGTTCTTCTAGTTAGTCTCTTTCCTATTAACTCTTCAAAACCTAACCCACCTATCTCGTTAGAGAATACCGAGCCTAAATTTGCTACAGATATCTCAGGTCTAGCATATGACCCATCTGAAGACACCTCAATACCCTCCATCTCTATAGGAATGGCTACGTATGTGAGTATATTTCCCTCCGAATTTCTAAACTCTATATCATCACTATTTTCATCCACTCCTGCATGGAAGTGTGCAAAAGACCCCGGAGCATACTCTAGGTCATATAAATGTATATATCCCGAGTTTATCTCTTGTTTCTGAACATCTTTAATTAGGTCACTCATGCTTCGTAAACCCTTCTAAGCGTAGCTGTGCAGGAATAAAAATCATTATTATTGTAAGAGACACTAAATGTATCAACTACAGCCTTAATCGTAGTCTCTAATCCCGATGAATTAGTGTCAGGAACTGTAAAGCTAAAAGCGGTGACCCCCTCTTTTGCACTAAAAAAGGATGCGATATCGTCTATCTCTGCTTTTGGTCTATTATTAAAGGAAACAGAGTATTCCTCTCTTAAATTATTAATACCCGCTACGGCTCTTTGCTCATATCCGTCTCCAAAAGAAATTCTATGCACATTAGGAGTAACAGTCCTAGCCATTGTTCTATCAGGAATTCTTCGTGCATTACCTAAATCTAAAAATCCTAGTGCCATTACGCTGCTCCATATCTACTAAGTATACCGCCCGGACGTTTTTGCTTATGCAGCTCTTCTTGAACCACACTAGCAACAACTTTTCCTAAAGCGGCTGCTTGATTCTGTTGGGATGCTTCATTTTGCGTGCTACTTGCATTCCCCTGATTATCAATATTAATATTAATTCCAATAGTATTATTAGAGGTACCCCCTCCTGTCATTTCTACAGGGATGGCATTACCATTAGGCAAAGGAACAACCGCTTCAGTTCCATGTAAAATTGCTGGGTACCCTGCATTTCTTCCTCTTGCTATGCCGCCCTCTGAATAACCTTTCGCAATACCCCCCGAACGTAATGCTATCGTGCCTCCAGCACTTAGTGTGCTCTGTATTGCTCCTTGGCTCATATTCTGGGCTAAAGGAGCTGCGGAAGGAATAGCAGTTGTGGCACCTCCAAAAGCAGCAAGTAATAATCTTGCAACAAGCATTTCAGAGATAATTCTTGAGATAATTCTTAATACGCTAAGTCCCATATTTGCAAATGCTTGCTTAACAGTCATAGTTCCTTGAACCAATCCATCTAAACCGTTAATAAGTCCTTGGGTTAAACCGTCTCTTAATCTTTCTTGCATATTTATTAAAACATTTAAAGATTCTTGCTGTTTAATCTGCTCCTCAATAAGAGCTATTTGAGTAGAATCCATAGCTACTCCAGCATTCTTTTGTCTCAGTATTTCATCATTTATTTTTTGTTGAATTCCGCTCATAGAAAACATTTGAGACTGTACTCTCAAATCTTGTGTTGTTCCCAGGAGTCTATTACGCTCTATTTCTTCCAGACGCTGCGATATATCTAACTGTTGGCGAGTATTATCTAAAGTCTTAGCAATTGAATCTTGCTGACCTAGTAGGTTGGTTAATTTGGTTTGATCAGCTTCTTCCCCTAACTTACTTTCTTTTTGGATCTCTGCAGCAATCGCCTCCTCTTTTAATTTTAAATTAATAATGTTTTGCTGCAATAAAAGTTCTTGCGCGGCCCTTGCCTCTCTAGCATTGGCAATAGAGCCTTTTCCTGCGCTTTGGCCCAGCCCTGCTTTAATAAGCTGAATTTTTTGCTCAGTGGCAGTAATCTCATTTAGAACATTTAATCGCTGACGCTCTATATTATTTAGTTTTTCAGCTAAATCTATTCCTCTTATTTGCTCGTCAACTACTAACTGTTGTTGATTTAATTGCTTTTCTCCAATGAGAAGTCTTTCTCTTACTGTTTTTAAAGCTCTGTCGGCTTCGTCTACTGCCAGTGATCCCTCTTTGCCGCTGCTTTCCTTTGCGGACTCTAATGCGGCTTCAGCTGCCAACTCTTTATTTTTTAACTCTAAAATTGTATTAGAAAAAGAAATCGTAGTTTGCTGTGCCCTCACTCTTTGATTAGCAAAAGATTTATCAGTTTTATTTACCGTAGCTAGTGCCTTATTATTCTTTAAGATTTCCTTTTCATTCTCTCTTATAGTACCTATTCTCTTTTCCAGAGCTTTTTGAAAGTTTTGTGCCTCTGTAGTTTGGGTCGTAAGCCTGGCAATAGTATCTTTATCTTGTGCCGCTTCAGTCTGTCCTCTTTGCTCTGTTGTAGCTATTTCTTTTTCTAATACTTTGACTGCGCTCTGGGCTGCTCTTTTTCTTGAATTATTGCGTTTGCCTGCCGCAATAAGCTCTGCGTCTGCTGCTTTTTTCTGCTCTCTAAGAGCAGCTAGAGCGTCAGCATTCGAAGTTTCTCTAACTGCACTTTCAGCTTTTAGGCCTTTCAGTGCGTCGTTGGAGGTGTCGACTAGCGTAGTTACGCTTTGCGATAACTTATCATAGGGAGATACTGCAATTGCTCCAATTACAGAAGATAGCTGCGCCTTAAAGTCTTTCTGTACTTGGCTAAGTGCCTCTAAGGCTTGCCCGTATTGTCGAAGCTCTACATCTAATCTTCTATATTGTTGGGCACTTTTTTCACTGATTGACCCTGTCTGCTCTAGCTCTATTGAAAGGGCTTTAAAAGCAGGATTTATTTTTTCTAATTCGGAAGCGGTTTCTTCGATTCTTTCTTTTAAATTATTAAATTCATCACTACCCGCTTCTAGCTTTTGTAGTTTATTTACTTCAGCAATAAATAAAGGAATATTAACTGTAGCAAGAGCTCTTCCTGTTTGAGTTGCTTGTTGAGTTAAATCAACCAAACCTTCCGCTCTAGTTTGATTAATTTTTGACAAAAATTCCGCTGTTTCACTTAATCTATCATTTGTTCTTTCTAATTCTTCATTTAGCTTACTTGCAGCGTCCTCTGTTCCAAATAAAAAGTTATATGCTTCTTTGCCTAAATCAAAAAGTAAAAATGCCATTCCTACAAAAGAGGCAACCTTAAATGCTTTATCAATCCCCTTTACTGCAAGTACGCCCGCGCGTTGAATAGCCCCAAAAGCACCAACTCCAGCAACTTTTACCGCTCTATAACCTACTTTTAGTTGTGCAAAGGCTCTCGTATGAATTTTTACCTGCTTTTTCATCTGCTGGTCAACTATTTGGGTTCTAATTCTATAAGACTTTCGTAAATCTGCAACCTGTGCTGCATTATAGCCTTTTAGCTTTCCCGTTGTTACCTTACCAGTATCATCTATATTTTTTTCTGCAGAGTCTAAAATTCTTTTTGCGGAAGCTCCGGCTCTTTTATCATCGGTATTACCGGACAAGAAATCAATCCCACCCTTACCACTTTTTGCGCCCGCAGTATCAGGACTTAGTGCTTTCTTACTAAGTTTATTGGCTCTTTTCAGCGCTTTTTCTTGAGTATCACTTAGCTTTTCTACTTCTTCTCTCTGTTCCTGCAGAACTTTTTTAGATTTAATAAAAGCTATGTTTGCTGCCCTTGCTGCTTTTTTACTGCTATCGGCCCAGTCATCCAGTGAGGGCAGAATGCTTTTTGTTATAGGAATTGCAAAAAGAGCCAAAGATGCTACTAGAGCATTTGTATTTTCTGTTAAAAATTTTAAAGCAGGAGTTAAAGTATTGATTACTCCTACCTTTAATACATTCACCAAGTCATCAAAAGATTTTGTAAACTGAGAAACAACAAAAGCGTCATCCCCCATAATGTCTCCAAGACGCCCAAACTTTTTATCGGCTTCTTCAAGCACAAAATTAGTTACTGCCTGAGTTCTTTGAAAGGCATTCAAATCGTTAGCAGCAAGCCCTATACTAGCGGCATACTGTTCTGTAGCAGGCGTTAGTCTAAGAATAATACCTAGTTCGTCTAAAAGTTCTGGTTCTGCTTTTGTTGTACCACGGATTAAACGATTAAAAGAATCAGTTAAGTCTCTGCCTAGGGCAACGGAAGAGTTCTGGGCAGCTTTTGCAAGACCCTCGAGTTGACCCGCTGTTAAGCCTGCAGCACTACCAATAGCTGTTGCTGATGCAGCTTCTTGATACTTTAACTGTCCACTGGTTGCAGCTTGTAACGATTTAGTAATACCAGCAAAGTTTGTGCCAGTAACAGCGCCATAAATTTCTTGAGATTCTATAAGATTTTTGTAGTTGGAAGCACTGGACAGGAATTGGAAAGCTGCACTAACGGCGAATACCTGGGCAGCCAAAGTAGCGTAGGCAGGAACTAATCCTCCGGATATTCCTTGAGCCATTTTGGAGAAGTTTTTGGTACCATTTGCTGATGCCTGAGCAGCTCCCTTAAGACGCCTATCCGCAGTAAGACCCCCTTTACCTGCTTCATTTAGGGCTATTCCAAGTTTTTTTGCGCTTACAGCTACTCTTTCTGTAGTACCCTTGTCATCAACTACTACATCTATATATATTTTATTCTTGGCCATTACCCTTTAACATTATGGGTGAAACTTTGTCCACCGCTGGAGGATTTTTGCTTTCGCTCTTCCGCTTTTCGCTGCTCTTCTGACTTTTTAGATCGGTAGGACACTAAAAGGCTTTCATAAATTTTTGCAAAGAAAAAAATATCTTTGCTGTTATCCATATCGTATACTCTAACAATGTATTCGAAGGAGGACCATTCTTTTCCTAAATATACTCCTGACATCCCATCCCATCTATCTGGCATTAAATCGAACACAAAAAATGCCGCTTGAACCTCTTCCGGAAATACAGAAGTGCTCAGCGGCATTTTATCAGGGTCTGGTTCCTCTCCCAACTGCTCACATATAGTTAGATACTTAGAAATATCAAAGGAGGAATCTGACTCCTTTATAGCGCGCTCAAGTAGCGTTATTATCTCAGCTACTTGTTGCTCGTAAAATTTTCCAAGTCACCTACAGTCTCTGTAATCCAAGTATCAAAAGAGTTTGCATTCTTCATCAACAACTCTGCATTATCAGGTGTGTACGGGAGGCAGTCATCAGGATCAAGAGCTGATATATCCACCAAAAGAAGCTCTTCTAGGTAACGATATTTTAAGCCTTTCCATCCTTTAATCACTGCTTTGCAGTATTCTACTAAGAACTTATCTTCGTCTAAATCTTCCTCAGGTTGATGAGTCTTCTTATTAAACTTTGTAGAAATACACTTTTTACGTAGCTTAATGAGCTCTTCTCTTGCAAGGTAACATACATCAATAGACATTCCAGAGTATCCTGGAAAATCAATAGTAACTGTTTTACTAGGAGTCATAAGACTGGCTAGTGAAATAGGCGAATCGGTCATTTGGGAATCCTTTTTATTATCAAACTTTAGATCATAGTATATTCTATGGTAGGAGAAATGTCAAGAATTATTTTTGCTTGGTGTAATAAAAAAGGGGCCGAAGCCCCTTTTTGTAAGGTAGGTTTTAACTATGCACCTACATACTTCAATGCTACTTCGTCTGTACTACTAATTGTATCTGGCAGAGCCTGAAAATTAGTTTCAAGTGAGATAACATCATCAATGCTGTGCGCAGGAATCTCAAAGTGAGAATGATCCATAGCCAACTCTAGGCGAGGAGTGCCGGAGGCTCCACCCACCTTAAACGTTGTTGCAAACTCGTTTGTAATCTTACCCAAAGCCCCAGAAGAGGTTAGGTCATTAAAGAAGTCAGTAGATGTACCATTATTAGCAACAGTGTCCAAGTTTAGATAACATGTAAAGTTACCAGACACAGTACGAGAACCTGTTACGTGACCTACTGGAGTGTTTACAATACCAAGTTCTTCCGGAGTAATAAAGGTAATATTATTTGAAATAGTAATACTGCCTCCTGTCAAAGTAAGGTTATATACACCGTCACTATTTGCTCCAGGGAATGTAGTAGTATCTGCCGCCGTAATACTTAACTGAGTTAGTCGGTTACGAATAAAGTTATCTGTTGCCGTAATATCTTCTGTCAAAGTCGGAGTAGGAGCACTGTCCTGAGTAACTGTGTTAGCAAAACCTGACCAGTTAATAGTAGCCAAGCCGTCGATATCAAAATCAATCGTAGCTTCGTTTACAACTGCGCCAGATAACTTATATACCACAGGATTGGTTGTTCCGCCCATTTTAAAGTATAAGTTAGCAGTTCCTAATGTAGATTTATTTGAATCTGAAAAACTAATATCAAGATCGGTTGTATCTCTTGTAAAGCCGGTAAAACTACTGCTGCTATACGCCGCATCTCCCGCCATCAATGCCCACAAAACTTCCTCTACAGCATGGTGACTATTAGCAACAGTATTTACTGCCCCTGTACCAGTGCCTGCAGATTTAAAAGGACGAACATATGTAGAAAACGACCATTCAGCTGGGGCTAATGAGTCATTAAAAAATGCTCGACCACGACGGGATACTCCCGCACTACTTTCCATTTCAGCCAAAGTAACTTCAGTTGAGTTAGAATCTTGAGAAAAGCTAAATCCATCAAGTACAGGAAGTTCCCATACGTCGGATCCAATTTCAACATAAAGTTTAGTATCTCTACTAAAATACAATACGTCAGCCATAGTAATCTCCTATGCATCTTGAAAAGACTTGGACGTGAACATTTGTTCGTGCCAGTATTTTCTAATATTGAACCTCAATGAGTATTTCTCCTACTCCTAAAGGTTCCAAAACACCTTCGTCAGTATCTATACTAACTACTGTGATTTGTTGAGTTTGAAAGATGTTATTTAAAGAGTCAAAGTACTCTAACCTAGAGTTTTCTTCTACTACAGTTTCAATATCTTCCATTAATTTATTTAGGGCTTCTTGAGCGCCTTCTTCATTGACATAACAACGAATAGTTATTACTAAAAATCTATCTTTAAAGCCGCCGCCCTGATAAGTTCTTGTCTCACTTCCTGCGTTTAAATGTACTGCAGGAAACTCGTCTACCTCGTCCCAAAACTTTAAAAAAGGAAAAACTTGGTTATTTAAATCAACCAAGTATTGACCTGCGCCATTGATGTCTTTTAGTTTTGCCGTCAAAGCTTCTACAATATTAGATCGCCTAGAAGTGTATACGCGTTCCGTAGCCATTAATTTCTCCTAGTATACAATCGTGTAGTTACTAACTGTGCTGCTATCTGTCGTATAGACGCATCTATTAAAGTTCTAGGATCTCTTTCGACATCACTAAATCTGGAGCCGCTGGTACTCTCATAAACTTGATAAGGGCTCTTCTCGTAGGTATATCCCACGCTCATATAACCTTGTCGAGTTTTAGAGATATCAGTAACTCTTACGCTACTTGCGAATCTCCCCGTTCTATTTTCGAGTCTCGGGGGCTTCATATTTTTTACTACTGTTTCTGGTAGCTTGGAGTTTAGCAAAGCAAACAAGGTTATATTAGATTGCTTTCTACTTTCATCCCCTCCAAACTTTATAGCTCCTGCTTTTACATTATCTTTAAACGCTGCACCTTTAGTTGCTTTTGTTTTAGAAGATGTGCTCGCTTTAGAGCCTTTTTTTACTACTTTTTTCTTTTTAATATTTGATTTGACTTTGCCCTTTTTTGACTTAGATACTTCAGCAAAACCATTTAAAATTTCCGCTTCTCTTATCTCTCTACTACTCATGGAACCTTTTAGCTCTGTCAATTCTAACTTATTGGTAAGGGCTAAAAGTTTTTTATTTATAGCGCCTGCCTCTTTAGAGATAGAAGCACCATGTTTTTTATTCTCAAAAGTGCTTTCTAGAGAGATCTCAATATAATCTTTTCCCTTACCGAATCTTTTAGTAGCAGACAACTCTATATCAGTAGAGAGTTCTTTTATGTATTTTTTAACTGTCGGGTCATTCTTAGAAGAAAAAGTAAACAGAGCATCTTTAACCGCAGCTTTTCTTTGATTAGAAATAGCTGAGCCTTCTGAGTGCCCAATATCTATAAAGTCTCTAGGATCTACTTCTTCTAGCTTATTTGTTCTACTGTTATTCAATCTTCTTATTTGCTGGTTTAAGTTTTTTACAAGAGACTTCTGAGCTCTTTGTTTAATTCTCCTAAAATATGCAAATACATTTCTAGTGCCCTTCCCCTCTTTTACACCTATCATAACAGTAAGTTTACTATTTGTAGCCTTAAAGTCGGAGGTATAGTAGGTTTTTCTATTACCCTCAAAGTTTGAGGGGTGAAGAGCCTTTTTAAAGTAGTCAAACATAACGTCGACTTCAGTATCAATAATTTTTTCTATACTATCTGGGAGGCTTTTAAAACCTCCTCTGCGTAGCATTTGTGTTTTAATTTGTTTTTTTAAGTCATTCTTTTCTACAGTTAGAGCATGTACTTTTGTATCAGATACTAACCGTCTATACTCAGCTGAATCTTTTTTTAAATCTTTTTCTAAAGATACGAGTAAGTTATATAGATCTCTTTTTGCCATTAGAAATTCTTGTATAAGTCCAAAACTCTTTTTATATGGTCCGGAAATCCTATATTGCCTGCCACGCTAGTAGTAGGAGAATTTTGTATTGAGGCTCCCCCTAGAGTTTTTCTTTCTCTGTGTTCTCTCTTGAAATAATATGTAATCAAATCAATTACTGCAAGTTTAAGATCTGTAGGCAAAGTAGCATAGCCTGCAGTATAAGTTACTTTTACAGAGCCAGCTCCTTTAGGCCAATTTCTGTAACCACTACCTAAAACATAGAAAACACTATCTGTATCTGAGTCTAAATAATAATCCGTACTTGCAAGAGTAGTGTAACTTTCTGTCACAGAATCTCTTGTCTCTACGGATACAATTGAATTTACAGGACTCTCTGTAAGCTGAACAACATGAGTACCCCAGTTAATAGAGAATTC